TTGCCCATGTACATCTCAAAGAGCTCGTCGGTTAGCTCCAGCAGCTCGTCGTAGAGCTCACCGAGGGCCATGTGCATCGAGAAGGACTTCACCTTCCAGTGCCACATGTGGGCGACATCACGCGCCTTCAGCAGGAGGCCAACGAGATTGGCCATCGAGCCGTGCGTCTCCGGGTTGGAGGCAGCAACATCCTGATCGTAGATCTGCGCGTAGTTCACATCGTCGTTGTAGTCGTCCATGGTAGCTCCTTAGTGTCTCTTGTCCCAGAGATCTTGGTCTGATTTTCTGGCGGGACCTCCTGCCAGAAAGCTATTTACGCGGGCATGTGCCCACTGTGGTGCACTGGTGCCTGGTCGATGGCTCTTCCGCCAGGCGGCCAATCCTCGGTTGAAGACTGCCCGGAGGATGGAAGCCTTCACCCCGTGCTTCTCTGCCTTGGCCCTCAATGAGTGGTCGATAGCGGCGTTCTCGGCAATAACCTCTTCTTCCATCATGGCTTCCGGAACGATAAGACCAAGGTTGCTGACCGTCCACTTCTTCAGGTCAGCAGCATTGAAGGCGCTGAACGATTGGCTGTCAACGCTGTCCCGCTTCGTTGCTACAGGCCCGCCGCCCTGTTGGTGCATCTGCCACATGTACTGCATGTCGACGCCGACCTTCCGCTTGGCAATATAGATCCGACCATAGACATCGTCATCCAGCAGGCGCAGGATTCGGTAGACGGCATTGGTCGGCTTCACATCAAACTTCTCCAAGTAGAAGCCGCCGGCACCAAGCATGATCTTCTCTGGCATCTGACTGACGCCCTGTGGGATGGAAATGACCTTGGCCTCCGTCAGGTTGAGCTTGTCGGCCTTGCTCTTCATCGCGTCGATGGCCCACTTCTTAAACTCGTTGTGATCGGTGCCCGCATCACCATTGAGCTGGATGCCCAGCCTCTGTGCAAAGTCACCATCGAGCCCAAGAGTAAAGGTAGCACCAGTGTGAGGTTCATGCATTGACGGGCGAACGAGAGACGCCGCCAGCTGCACATTTGTCTTCTCTCCGAGGATGCGCTCCACATCGTACCTGATGTAGTTGTAGACGTGTTCACCGCGGACAGCAACAAAGGGACCATAGAGGCGGATCATCTTCGGCCAGTGGGCAAACGGCCCATCCTCTTCCAGCAGTATCCAGTCCTTGAAGGTCACCTCTTCCATCAGACCCATCATGCGCTTGAAGGTGTTCATTACCTTGCCCCAGTACCAGGAACCACGACGCTTGCCCTTGTGGACGGCAGCCTTTGCCTCGGCCCACTTCTTCTCAGCAGCCTCGATAGAGATACCGGCCTTCTCAGCGGAGTTTTGAACGAACTTTGTGGGCATGATCAACGAATGAAGATAGGTTCGAAGCCACATTCACGCAGCTTCTTGATGTTGACGGCGGTAAGCTTCGGGTTAAACATGACGACCATCGGATCGGTCCATGGGTTGTTGCCCTTAAGGGCTCCTTGGCGAAGGAGGGTCCACTGGTGGGCATTTCCGCCACGGCTAGGATCGGCGTTCTTGTCCTTGAAGATACCACGCATGACCTCTTCCACCGCTCGGTTGCTCAGGCCGTGAGAGACCACAGCAGGACCACCAAGCTCCTTCGGATCAGAGAGCTTGAACCAGAAGGGCTTCCACTCCTTGTTGAAGCCAAAGTTGTTATCCTCGGTTGGGACACGGTCGGGGTTATGGTCTTCCTTGAGGTCAAACTCCCATCCAGCCTTCATGAGCTGGTTCTTGACCCACCACTTGAGCTTCAGGTGGTTGTAGAGTTCTCGCCTGGCAACAAGCGTGTTAGCGCTATAGGCATGATGCCCATCATGCTCGCTCACTTGGATCTTCCACCAGGCATCACCACTCGGTACCGCCACCAGCATAACGGTGCCGATGGCGTCGCTCTCCATCAATCGCTTGATGTCATAGCCGTACTCTCGTAGGTGCATGTAGTAACCATCACGAAGACGGATGTACTTGGGAAGATCCGAGGCGGGGTATGACTTTCCACTCACTGAAGCGGCCATCGTCCTGACGGCTTCCTTGAGGTTGAGCTGGTGAATGTTTTGCCCGACCCATGCGGCAAACTTCTTCAGGTCATGTGCCTCTTCTTTGGGCACCATCTTCCGTATCTTACTGACACCAACGCTACCACCCCAGAGGTCCCACCAGTGATCATCATCACCTCTCTCTATCGAGATGCTGGCTCGAGCGATTGGCTCGCTATCCATCAGCTTGGAGATGGCGTAGACATGGGCACCCTTTCCCTCGTACATGTACTCAAGGGCATATCCGCCCTTGACATACTGGGCCTTTGCATTGGGATCTACTTCCTCAAGGAACATCGGCTTGATCTTGTGCTGCTTGAGCAGCTTCATACCACCAGGAATGTCAGCCTTTGGGTTGAAGAAGATGGTGATTGGATCGTCGGTGAAGTTGTGTGGATCTGGGAAGAGGCTCCACTGGTTCTCACCGAAGCCACGATCGAGGATATCATAGACGACGCTGGAGACGGGCCATTTGGCACCATCAACAGGGCGGACCTTGATGGACTTGGTAGGTTTCGGCTCGTCCTCTGGCTCCCAATCACCCAGCCCGCTTTCGGCTATTGAGCGGGTGTACATCTCTATACTGCTGTTCGGTGCTTGGACAGAGACAAACTTCTGTCCTCGAAGCTTAAAGAGACGAATGAAGTAACTGCCATTTGATACATCCACACGGTCCTGATCTATCTCACGACCCATGTCCAACACCCGCTCGGTAGCCGAGGTACCAATGGCTACCAGCTTCTCCCATTTCATGCCGATCATTTCAGCAGCGCACCGACGTGCAACATCCGTCTTTGTCTGGACATTGTCTGGCTGCTTGATCTCGGACAGCTTCATCTCAGTCCTTCTTCAGCTTGCGCTTGACGGCTTCACGAACCTTTTCCATCTTGTCAGCATAGGATGGGTTCTTCTTCCGGTTGAAGATGATCTGCTGCTGCAACGAGCCATTGATCTTCTGCATGTTGCCGCCACGGGTCCTGATGAGCCAGTCGGCGAGGTCATTGATGCCAAGCTCCTTGAATCTACCATTGGCGTCAGGCGCTGAGCTGTCCTTCCAGGCCGGCGCACCCGCCGGCTTCTTCTCGAGAAGTAGTTCACTGAGCTTCATAGAGGATCCGTCGTATCTGACTTGCGACCTGACAGCTTCATCTTGAAGGTGCCAAGCTCGCCTGTCTGGTAGAGATGATGGGAGATGGTCTTGCCGGGATTGGCGCCGACCATGTGGTTGTGATGCATGATGGCCGCCTGCTTGTCCTTGTAGTAGCGCTTGGCATCATTCATCCCGCTCTCTTTTCCGTCTTTGTTGAGGCGGTGCAGCCAAACGCTCGCTGGCTTCTTTGATCCCATCACTTCATGCAGCTTCACTTGTCTTCCTTTGTTTCGGCTTCCACGGCCAGCATGCGGAGGATCTCCTCGCGGCTGGCAACGACGGTGCCGTTAGGATTACGACCAGCGAAGGGCGCAAAGGTGGCCGTCTTCTTCCGATCAATCTTTACCTTGGCTCGCACCGAGACAGCGCTGAGGGCAATGTTGAGGTAGTTGGCAGCCACCTCGGCGTTACGGGCGGCGTAGCGTGGCTCAACGATCTCGGCATACTGCATCTGCTGCTGGAAGGTATCCATGGCGGCGTCATGGACGGCATCGATCTTCCTGTCGATCTCGACATCCTCTTCATCCTTCTCAGCGAGCGGTGCCTCGGCCTGCAGGGTAGCCAGCTCATGCTCGGTAGTGGCGATGTAGTCCGCAGGAGGCGGAGAAGGTTGCTCTACCTGGAAGAGCTCATCAAGGGGGTTAGTCAACTTGGGTTTCATACAGCTTCTCCGAGCTTTGGCGCCTGACGCTGCCGAATGCCGGCAAACATCGTCTTCTCAGTGATGACACGGAAGGTCATGCCCATCTGAGTGGCAAACTTGGTAGCTGCATCCCACTTGGCTTGATTGACAACGAGGGCCTGCTTGTCCCGGTCAGACATTCGAGGTGTCGCCACCGTCTCCTTGTAGGGCTTGATCTCGACGATCTCCTTCCGCACTGACCCGTCCTGGTGCTTGTAAAGAACGATGATGTCAGGGAAGTAGCGGTGTGGCCGATTGTCGAGCGGACTGATGTAGGGGATGGCAAGCTCCTCGGAGCCCCAACGGAGGATAGCGGCGTTCTGATCCAGCCACTTCATGAAGGCGTATTCCCATGAGCTGCGAAACATGATCTTGCCGGCATTGCCAACATACTTCTGCGGGTTCTGTGGAATGAAGCGACCAGAGGCGTAGGCTCTTGCCATCTTAGGCTCCAGCCGGGTCGATAGGCCCGTATCCTGTTGAGCTGCTTACGACTTTGAGGGCGGTATCCGTGCCAGAGGTAGTGCTGTCCGCGATGATGGAAGGTGCTGTGACCCGAGTGGCCGTGCTCTTTGCGAAGCTGCCGATACCACCAAGGATGTCCTTTGAGGCACCGTCGACCAGGCCACCAACTGAACCGCCGATGCTGGTGCCCACGTTAGAGACAGATGATGAGAAGATACGTCCAACGGTCGTGTTAGCGAAGCGGCCGCCGCCAACACCAACGATGCTGCTCGTTGCGCGATTGACTAGAGACGAGGTAAGCTCCTGTGCTCCTCTACCCGTGCTCTGTGTCAGGATGTTGAGGAAGGGGTTGTTGCGACCAGTGTCGGTTGCCTTGTTGCCCTGCGTGATGGTGGTATCGAAGTTGTTGCCTTGTAGGATGTCGGTCGGCACGGCCTCGCTACCAGCTGCCAGTCCAAGCGTGGATGGCGGGGTAAATGGATAGAGCGGACCTGGCGTCTTCTGCACGCCGTCGTTCTTTACCATTTCCATCCAGTCGTAGTCAAACTGAAGGGTCAAGATGCTAGGGTCCGAGGCATCATGCGAGAGGTCATCGAAGTC